GCTTGTAGTGATGGTGGGAATTTCACCCACGGATGCGCGATCTCTCTCTTGGCGTTGCGACGGTATCCAAGAGGTCGGTGCGAGAGGAGTACCCACAGTCACTCGTACTGCAGGGTCCATCCGACAAAGAGATTATTTCCTTCATTTGCCCCTGCTGGTCAGGGCGCGCTTTGTGTCCGATGTTCGAAACACTTATTTATTTCATTAATTTATTTTTGTGTAGATAGCCCACGTACGGCCTCCCGGCCTACGTGTTTATTTATCTTTTGTAACTTATTCCTAGGAACTCCAAGTTGTACTAGTAGTTTGCTCCATGGGAGTGGCGGACCTCACGCGGCGATTTGATGCCTATATCAGTCGTCCACCTCCACTTCCTCACAACTACGTTTCCAGAGAGCTACCTCGGGCCAGTTAGTTGATTGTCTGGGCTCTGCGCCTCGATACATCAACCCTCCGTTCGATCGGATCCATATTAACTCTTGTGTTGGGAACAACCAGGTGTTAACCAACTACGGATCTCATCACGTGAGGAAAACTGCAGCCAACTCTGAGGCAAACGATGGGGGCAATTGCTTATCCCAACGGATTACTCCTAGGTGCTAAAACACAAAAACAAACAACAAAACAAACGAGAACTGGTTAGAGATTCGGCTTCGTTGCGTAGAGCCGAATGCGGAAATCAGTGAGCGTTGTCGCGGTCAAACCAATCGCTGTGAAATACTGTCCTGCGATGGCAGCAATGTTGTAGATTTGCGTCACAACAGTGCCGTTGCCCACACCCTGCTCTTGTGAGCATGTGGTCAACGTTGTGCCAGTACCACCGACAGAAGGAATCTGTGCTGAGATGCCCGTACCAATGTACTCCAAAATCATCTGACCAAAGAATGGCCTAAGGAAATTGAGTGCAGTGGCGGACGCCCAGCCGACGATGTCATCAGAACCGTCTGTAACCACCCCGTTGAAAAGGGAGGCTGCGGTTCCGAAAGGAGTCGTCGAAGAGACACCTTCGGTGGTTGTCAAAGGAATGTTCTGTTCCACAAGCGGCGATTGTGCCGACGGAGTCATCAGACGAACGGTGTACTCTACCCACAATTCACCAGAAAAGGAGTTCGGAGCCGAATCTCCAGAGGTGAAGACATTCAAACGACCAACATCTGAAAGATTCTCTGCAATGTTTCCGGGGGCTGTTGCCTCGACAGAACCAGCGTTGCAGTAGTAACTCTTTCGTTTGTGAAGATCGGACCGATCAGATCGGAACTCTATGTCGTGCCAGACGGGGCCATCGCAACAGTTCTTGTTTGCGTATGCCATCGCCTTGTTGGCCGGAGGGTTGTCGGATGAATCGTAATCAACGTACATCCCGACTCTCCCAGGAGAATTCGTAGTCTGAGCAGTCCGGTATTGGAAGTTCAGTTTGTCAAAGAGGTAGGACTCGTACTGAGTTGCAATGACAGACAACCAGGGAAACACAGTTGCATTTCCTGGGTTCACAATGAACTGATTGTTCGTGAAAACGTTTGTCGAAGCAATGTCAGCGAAGTACTCACGATGACTGATAGTAATGTCACCATTCCCACCGGAACGGTACGATGGTCGAGCAGCGCGCTTAACCAACGTGGTGACCGCGACAGGAGCGCGCACAATTTGCGTCCTCTCCTTCGAAGCTGGTGCTTGAGTTTTTGAAATGCGCTTCGCACTTTGCGCATTGGCCTTCTTGGGCATTGATTGGTTCAGTATGGGATACACGGAACTACGTGGACTGTACATACCATGGACATGAGCTGCCATCCGTGCAGTCTCTCGGCGCTACCCACCGATGGTGGTTGGCAAGGAACTATTAAGAAGCGTGAACTTCACCTTTTTGGATGGTTAACCATGGTACCCCATTTCCGGATTCTAAAGTGGCCGCTGCCAGCACAACGCCGTTGTGCAGCAGGGACAGCCACTCCCTTCTCTGACTTCGAAGGGGAAAGTTCTGAACCAAAAGCCTTGTTCGTTAGGCCACTCAGCATCAGCTGACCAGTTAGCAGCAGGATTCTGGACATCTTCCAGATGCCAATCGACGCCATAGGTTGCGCCAATCTCATCCGAGAAATCCTGTTGCTTGTTTCGAACAAAAGCCTCGTTCTCCAAAGTTTGTTCTTGATCCCAGTAGGCTTGCAGATGAGACACATCGTAAGCATCGGAGTTAAGTACATAACTTCCGTCCTTCCACACACGCAGCGGAAACATACTCCAGGTACAGTCAGAGTCGAAGAACAATCCTCTCACGCGAATACGTTTATTCGGCATCTTTCTATTGCTAGAAATGATGTAGGAGGGGACGACATCCTCTGCTGGAACATCCTGCCAAGGAGATGGGACAATAGGTTGATACGTTTGGATCTCTGGACCTCGGAGAGGTCGGGACCAGTCATACGGACAACCTAGGCGTTCAGCGATGTTGAAAGCAATCCTACGATCAGTATCACTGATCCGGTACTTGAAACCTGTAGGCGCTTCAACACCCATCCCGCCCCACTCGAGTGGTAGGAAGATGTTTCTTGTGTGGAGTCTAAGACGGGATTCCGTTCGAAGCACAGCCGTGCACTCCTCACGTATCTCTTGTTTATGCATCGTTAGATAGTTAGCCAACATCCAACCTTGGCGATCTGGAGGACATCCTGCTAGCAACAGGGGAATGTTTGTAACAAACCCCTTGCTCGGATCCTGCGACAGATGCGCTGATGCATACATCTTAGATAGCTTATTTATATCTGTTAATTTATTGCGAGTACCTCGTGTCGAGAAATCTTCGGGATCATCATCCCGGCTCTGAACCTTTCGCTGTCCTACGTACAGACCTGCATTAAAGTAATCAATGCGGAAAGGTGTCGACCCAGTGACCAAGTTACAGTGGACGCTCACACTGTTAACGTTTGCATACTCATGGTGGCAGTAAGCCTTGCCAGGTGACATAGAAAGTCCAACCGCGTTGGACACTTCCTCATGCACGGACCAGAGACTCTCTGGAGCAGCATACAACATGTCATCACCATTAACGAGAACATGATCAAGAACATGATCATAGTTCCAGTTTCGGCATTCATCCTTCATCACATCCAGGTAAACTCCCATGTTAGCCAAACAAAGGATAGGAAATGATAGGATACTTCCCATGAGCTGACCTGTGGTCTGAAGGCCACGCAACTTCGGCTTGTTCATAGCTGAAGGGTCTGGGTAATAGAGCTTGTGCATTCCAAGGACCTCACGCGCCAGTGCTTGGTAACTGGGGTCTATCCGAGAAATAACCTTGTCGAAAATCTGCGATGAGTAAGCATAAGATAGGTTGTCGGTCGCTGCTGAGTAATCAACAGAAAACCACTTCCAACTCTTGTGTGCCCTCAAAGAGAGTCCGACTAGTTGTGATGCACAAAAAGGTTTCCCAATAAGACGGAAACACGAGATACTTCGCATCGAAGCATGGATCGCCTTCTGGAGCGGTTTGCAGTTATGGTAAGGAAGGGCTTCACCCTTGGAGATTACTCGCACCTTGAACGGTTCAAGGACAGCCTGAATTGTACAATTCAGATTCCGTCCTGTCGGCTGACGTCGATCGACGTCGAGCAAGCCATCCTCGAGGATGTTACGAATCTTCTTCCGTTTGGTGGTATTGACTAACCACCCAAGGGAATCCTTGCCATGCACTTCCTGAACAACCCAATCACGACGATACTCCCAACCAGATGAGGTCTTAACGCGCCAGCGCGTAGGAACCAACCTCATCTTGAGAAGCACCGCCTGATCGATCGTATCAGGCGTCCAGATAACCCGAAAGTCTGGATCGGAGAAGTGACTGTGATCCGGAGTAAGCTGATCGACCGTAAAGGTCTCAGCTTCCTCATGCATACGTGCGGAATCACATTTGTACGGGACGAAATCAGGGGGAGGGTCTTCTCCGAAGGCCTCACGAAAGTCGTCAGCAGAGCGTTCCATTCGGAAATCATACTCTTTGAAGCTGAGCTTACGGAAACCTCCGTTTCTCCTGATTTTGTTACAAACCTCGCCGAGCTGGCGGGCCTGTCCTCCTCGACCACGAGTCTTCTCGAAGGAAGCGTTGTGGGAGCACTGAAGATCATCGTGCTTCTCAAGAAGGGCTGGGAGGGATTTCTCGACTCTCTCAGCAACATCATCCAACAAACGCAAAAATAACTTATTGTTCATTATTCTTGCGATCACTGCGTCATCTCCGCAGTCAGGTCGCGTCAGTGTTTTGAAATGTTCGTCATATGTTGATTGAACGAACTTGTCTGACGCAGGCAATGCAGCACGTTTCGACTGCAGCCAAGAATACCAGAGATGGGTATTCTGTCGACAGAAAGCCATTAGCCTAGGCTTCATCCATCGCTTCAGCATGCCGTTTGGTTTAAAGACGACATCTGGGGACTTTGGGGCTTGATTCCTTAAATACTTCGCCATTGGGTAGGTGAGAAGGTGCTTAGCACGTTTGAGCCAGACCTGTTCGTCACCAGACGAATTGAGGTATTCGGAAATCTGCTTGACCAGAGCAGAAAGGACTTCACTAGACATGTTATGCAGTTCGCAAACAAGAGTGAGTCCATCAAGCAAGGCTTTGGTGCGGTCGGACACGGTAACAGGTGTTGCCGTTTCTTGCCCATCATCCTCATGCACCTCTGAGGGGGGGATGGGGTCGCGACTCCGCGACGCTGTTCTTGCACTCATAGGGGCATCGGCGTAGTCACCTTCGTGACGCGCCATTGTAGCCAGTACTTTTGAGTACAATAGGGACCGAGTTTTCGCGGAAGCGAGG